GGAAAGATAATGAAGAACAATGTATAAAGTATTTTCAAAGGACAATTGTGTTTATTGTACAAAGGCAAAAACTTTGCTCAATAATCTGAAACTGCCCTATGAAGAACACAAACTTAGTGCCTCTTTCACACCAGACAAAATGTTTGAAATGATAGGCAAACAAGTACGTTCCATGCCTCAAATAATGTATGGTGACAAACTCATAGGTGGTTATACAGATTTACGAGAACACTTAATAAATGAGGGTAAAATCAATTTTCAAGGTGAAACCAAGGAATAAAGATTGGTGTACCAACCCAGGACGGACATAACCAAAGAGAGTGATAGTATATGACAGCGAAAATATTAGCGTTTCCAACAGGTAAACATATTCCTGGTCTTACTAAAGAACAGCGAGAACCTATTGAGAAGAAGATTGCTAGAGAACAAACAAAGAAATATGCTAACGCAGTTGCTGATGATATTGTGATAGGTCTTCTTACACAATTACAGCAAGAGGGTTTAGGTATAGGTAAATCTGATCCTAAACTAGGCAACAAAACGTTCCTAGATTTAGGTATATTCATGGAAGCATTTAAAGGTTTGTTGTATAGAGAACTAGACTTAGAGCATCCTTTTCATAATGTTACTGACAAGATGATGTTTAAACAAAAAGATGATAAGTCAGGTCGTACTTATTCTGTTATTGACTATCAAGGTAAAAAAATAGTTGATAAAGAAGATGAAGATGAAATTGAGTTTGAAGGAGAAAACTTAGATAATGATACTGATAGATTACAGCCAGATAGCGATAAGTAATATCGCTGTACAATTAGCAATGAGTAAAGACAAGATGACCTTGTCTATTCCTATTGTACGTCATATGATACTAAACTCTATAAAGGGTTATGTACATAAATTTAAACATGAATATCCAGGCGATATAGTTATCGCAGTAGATGGTCCTAGTCCTTGGCGTAGAGACATATTTCCACATTACAAAGCAAAACGTAGGGAAGGGCGAGACGAATCCAAAACTGATTGGGAAAGTGTATTTGGTCTTTTACATACTATCAAAGAAGAAATAAGAGATAACTTTCCATACAAAGTTGTACAATTAGATAATGTAGAAGCAGACGATATTATTGCCGTCATAATTAAGAAAGCAAAACATAAATGGTTTAATGAGAAGTTTTTAATTATATCAGGCGACAAAGACTTTCAACAACTACAAAAATATCCTAACGTAAAACAGTATAGTCCTATACAAAAGAAATTTATTGAAACAAGTAATCCACAAGAATATACATTTGAACATATCTTACGAGGTGATACCTCTGATGGCATACCTAACTTCTTGTCACCAGACGATACCTTTATAAACAAGATAAAACAAAAACCAATACTGAAAAAGAAATTAAATTATTGGATTGACACCTTAATGAAAGGTGATGATCCTAAAACTTTCTGTAATGAATATCATTATAGAAATTACCAACGTAACCAGAGACTTATAGACTTCGACTATATTCCAGACGATATGGAAGAAGACATATATAGTACATATAAAAAAGTTAAGGCAAATAGTAAAACAAAGATATTGCCTTATTTAATTAACAATGACTTGAAAGAGTTGATAGGCAAAATAGAGGAGTTTTAAAATGGCAACACCTATGTATCAATTATCATACCACGAGATACTTACTAAGGTTAATAATGCAAAAGATAAACCTAAGAAGATAGAAGTATTGCAAAAGTATGATACTAAAGAATTAAGAATGTTAATGAAATTAGCATTTGATCCTAAATTAAAGTGGTTATTACCTGAGACAACACCACCTTATAAAGTAAATGAAGCACCACTTGGTACAACAGACCATGTATGGTTGAAAAGTGAAATCAATAGGGTATTTCATTTCTTAGAAGGCGGCAATCCACAACTAACAACCATGAAAAGAGAAAACATGTTTGTTCAGATGTTAGAAGCTTTATCTGCTGAAGAAGCAAAAGTATTATTACAAGCAAAAGATAAAGAACTTAATAAACACTACAAAGGACTTACGGCAAATTTAGTAAAAGAAGCGTTCAATTGGGACGACAATTTTATGAGAATTAATAACTAATGAGTAAGGACATGGAAATATTTTCCTTGTTCGCAAGACCTCTGGCGATTTTAAACATAGATGAAATACCAGAAGTAGAAGACATAGAGGATAAAGTCTTTCAACAAGCAGGCTGGAATCAATATAGTCATATTGGCGAATACTCTAAAGATTTAAAAATCTTATCACAGTTTCCTGAAACTGAAAAAGCAATTACAGAAAAGGTGCAAGAGTATAACGACAAGGTAATGAACTATACAGACAATACGGTTCAGTTGATGAGTTCCTGGATAACTAGATTTAAACCTGGTTATAAAGGTAACTTACACAACCATGCTAACTGTATGTATTCAGTTGTACTTTATCCTGTATCAGGAGGATCCACAATATCATTTGTAGATTACGGTAACAAATGGTAATGGGATATAAGACCTAAAAAAGAAAATTCATTTAACACACAAAGACTAACAATAACTCCAGAAAAAGGAATGCTGTTAATATTTCCTGCATTTGCAGACCATACAGTAGATGTAAATACAGATAACAAAAGCAGATATTCTATAGTGGCAAACTATACTATCAAAGGTCCAGTAGGATTTGAAGACACGGAGTGGTATGTTGACGGACATGCGACATCCTGACACACTTTATACGAGAAAAGTGTTGATTTATAAAGGTTTTTTTATACCTTTTGCTGTTGACTTTTATGGTGAAATATGTTAAATTATATGTATAAATTAACAAAACGAAAGGTTATATTATGTCAAAAGTTAAAAACATGGCGTGGGACAACGCTGAAAAACAATCAGATAAGATTATAAACGAATATTGTATAGGCAATATTGACGTTGATACTGCTAAGAAACAATTAGCAGATGTTGACAATATTGAATTATGTGGTATTGATGAACATAATGTTGACGAGGTCCTTGACCTTGCCAAAGAAGAACATGGTCAAATACAACTTTATAAGATGGAGTATTTAAGATAGTGGCAAGAAAAAAGATAGACAGATTATCAGAAAACTTTAATAAGAAGTCACCTTATTATCCCACACTTACAGACGCTGAGTTGTGGTTTGATATACTAAATAATATTATCTTTAAAAGAAAACTACCAGCGTTTGATAGTATCAGTATCAGACGTTTGAGAGGTGCAGTTGGTCAAGTAGTTTTTGAAGACCAACAAAAATTGACGAGAAAAAGAAAAAGAAAACCTAGAGAATGTCATTTAGAATTACACTATAAGATGAAAAGTTTTAATACTTTTTTAGAAGTATTAGGACATGAAATGGTACATTTATGGCAGTATTATATGTTAGAAGATAACAGTTGTAACCACAACATAGATTTCTACAAGTGGCGTAGAGTGTTTGGTGCAAATGGTTTGAAACTAACATTAACAGTAGATAATGAAACGACTAATATTGACTAAGGAGGTCTTATGAGAATATTCTCAATTATATTATTAATTATTGCGAGTGTGTTTATATACACAGCAACAGCAGAACAACCATGTACAGATGACGGTTGTCCTGAGTTTAACAAAATATCAAATGTAGAACAAGAACATGAGATAGAGGATTTTCCTAATGTTCTACCTGTTGTACATACAGAAACTAAAAGTCAGTTTGTATATTCATTAAACAAATGTATTGATAAAGTTTATGAAACTACACCTGCTGAATATCACATACCAAAAGAACTAATCATTGCACAAGCAGCAATTGAAACAGGTTGGGGTCAAAGTAGATTTGCCAACGAAGGTAATAATCTATTTGGTATTAGAACTTATGATAAAGATAGTGAGTGGTTGTTACCAATCACTTGGGACCAAAACAAATGGATTGGTTGGGGTGTCAAAGTTTATGATACTAGATGTGATAGTGTAAAAGATTATATTAGAATACTAAATGAAGTATTTGCCTATAGTGAGTTTAGAGAAGCAAGAGACAATGGCGCTGACGCCTTAGAACTTGCTGATACATTAACTAGATATGCAAGTAAACATAACTATACTGATATAATTAAAAACGTTATTAAATACAACATAAGAGGAGTATATGACCTATAGTGATGAAGAAATTGAAAAGATAAAACAACAAACTGATCCTAGACATAATCAATGGGGTGCAAATGCAGTTGTTGAAGAACCAGATAGTAAATTTTGGCATAGAGTATCTAATCTAAGAAAGATGGTAGATACAGCACCAGAAGATATGAGACATATTTGGGTAACTAAATTAAGAAAGATTATGGAAAAAGTGGGAGTTAGAACATGAATATATTTTACTTAGATAAAGATACAAAAACATGTGCTGAAATGCATGTAGATAAACATGTTGTAAAAATGATTGTAGAGTATGCTCAGTTATTATCTACAGCACATAGAATGCTTGACGGTGTGAAGACAGAAGCAAGAAGTAAAACTGGTAGAAAAACTTGGCGATATCCTATGCAAGATAAAAGACAAGACATAATATATCAAGCAGTACACTATCACCACCCTAGTGCCGTATGGTGTAGAGAAACAAAAGAACAATACTTATGGTTGTATGATTTGTTTATAAAACTAGGCGAAGAATATACACATAGATATGGCAAGATACATAGTACGAATGCTAAACTGAATGAAATACTAGCAACGCCACCTAATAATATTAAACAAGAAGGTTGGCGAGAACCACCACCTGCTATGTCGCATTTTCCACAATGCATTGTGCCAGGTGATAGTATTGCAAGTTACAAGAACTATTATGTAGAAGCAAAGAGTTATTTTGCTAAATGGTCAAAACGAGACGTGCCAGATTGGTATGCCGCTAGGGTAGTTGCATGACTTTAGCAGGATTATTTTTTATAGGTGTGCCATTTAGTATTTTCTTTATGTGGTGTTTATTAAAGTTTAGGGAGTATAGAATGAAAGAGAGGTTAAATAATGAAAAATAAAAGAGAGTATTGGGAAAAGATAGACGAAGATAATGAGTACATAATGAAACGTATGCACCCAGTAGTTATATTACCAGGTTTGTTTCTTGGTATGATGGCAATGGTTGGGTCTATATTTAAAGTTTACATGGGTTGGTGATGAAAGCAGAAATAATATTATTCTGGATTGCAGTAGCATTAATATCTTTTTACTTAGGTGTAAATGTATGGTAATGTCTATATTTTTTATTTTATGTTGTTATATAATACCTGTTGGTATGTTATATAAAATGAACAAAGAGAAACCAAATGATAGAGTTTGATTACGATTTAAATTATAAAAGATTAAAATTTAAACCTAATGATAGTAGATATAGAATAGGTCGTGGCGAACAAGGTGTATTATTAGTCAGACCATATACAAATATTATTTGTAAACATTGGCGATTTAAAACACCATCTGAAGCATTTGTTTCTGCTACAAGAATATTAAGTATGTATCATCACTACAAAGAACAAAGAGATTTTGTAGGTATGGATATGACAAGAAAATTTTTAGAAATGGGTTTCACTAGAGCAAGACGATATGCTAATCATAGTGATGGTAGAATATACAATAATAAGTTTGAAAGAATACCACAAAATAAAGATTGGGCAACAAACAGAAAAGCAAAGTCTGCTAACATATTCAAAATGGCAAGAGATAAAGTCGCTAAAGATCCTGTATATATAGAAATGAGAAAAGATTGGCGAAAGAGAGAAGAAGCAAATTTTTATGGATATATGTAATGCCTAGTTATACATTTAGAGACAAGAAGACGGAAGAAACCTGGACTGATTTGATGACCATATCAGAAATGGAAGAATACTTAAATAAGAATAAGAATGTAGGTCTAGTGCCAGCTGCACCTATGATAGTAGGTAGTGTAGGTCAACTTGATAGTAATCT